CTGTTGGGGGGGGCAGCGCTTAAATGAGCAAGCCCTATTTTAGCAAGGAGGGAACTACGCATGAGCTCTGTCCCATCTCGAACACTCTCTGAGTTGTTCGATCTAGGATATAACACGACGCTTGACTTGTATAGGCGCCGTGCTCGTGCGTATGAGGTTGAAGTACTAACCAACCTTGGTGTTGACGTGCGGATGCATCCTGGATTGATGTTTCTTGGCGACTGGGCCGGCTCTCTAGCCTTCAAGCTAGATCCGTACTGGCAGTTCAAGAAGACCAATTTCAAGGGGCCTGTGAGAGTTAAAAACTCACTTACTCCTGATATTGATCCAGTTCAGGTTGTACCCGCAAACAGGATTCGTAAGTTTCCATGTATCTATGGGCAACCAATACGATCGTATTGGCAGCAACATTCGGTATCATGGGCTGAGAATCTTGTTTTCGTTAACGGTGCCTGGACACTTGTCCAGAATACCCCAACTGAGACTGTAACGGAGGGTTCGCACGCAGATGCTGCGCAACTCACCATTTACGGTTACATTCTTGACACGACTGATTCGACTCGAAACCCTCAACGGGAATCGAAGAAAGAAAGTCGTGCTCGGTTGGTAGGTATAGCAGGAAAGCGCAAGAAAAGAGAGAAGCAGACTAATACGTCTGACAATCTCAATCATCAGGGCGAGTTCGAATTGTGGAAATTCGAATTTCATACCGATGAGGCTAGCGCTCAAATCTATACCAACGATACCTTCACATACCAAAAGTCTGCATTTGCTGGTCCCCACGGTGAAGAACTGTGGGCACGTAGCCATGTAACTCAAGTATACAATGAAGGTTTTCGTGGTTCACCTAGTGCTTCTATTAGTAAAGCCGACGTGGATTCACTAGCAATTAGTGAACGTGCTAAAGCGACGTCTATCATGACTAAAAATTGTGATAGAATGGTTGCGCAATGTTTGCCCAACCGCCGTTACTATAACACTATTTACCAAATTGCCGAACTAAGGGATGTCATTTCAACTTTGAAAGGCACCTTAGAACTGTGGATCCTCCTGGAAAGGGAGTTAGGGAAAGGCGTATTCTTGCGCCTTCTTACCCAACCTTCCTTTTGGACGGATGATCTTAGACTGAAAGTCGTGCCTTTTGCACGTCTTTTGCATCTTGACATTCGTCCCGATCAGATCCTGTCTGCCGCTTATTTGAACTTCAAATTCGGCTGGCAGTCCATGGTCGAGGCTTTTACTAAATTGGCGTCTGCTCCGGAGCGTGTCACTAAGGATATTAACCGCCTTATTGATGCTAACGGACAAAACGTCACATTGCGCTCAAAATTCAAGTTTTCTGAGCCAATGACCTCACTCCCCACCATCACTTTCGACAAGGTACTTCACACCTCTATTGAGGCTGGTGTCCCCCCGAGTTTCGTCGGGACACGGGATGTTGAGGTCCGCTGTTCTGTGAACAGTGGTCTCAATCTCCCCAAAGTAGACCTCCCTTCTCTTCGTAAGAATTTGTTTAACGAGAAGATGGGAGCCGTCCCCACACCAGGCGATGTCTATGACATTCTACCCTGGACGTGGTTAATTGACTGGGTTTTCGGAGCCTCTGACTACCTCCACTTGATGGATGCGGTCAACGGGCAACGTAACATGGTCAATTACGGTCTAATTACATATGAATCTCATATGCGAGTAGACGGACGATGGCGAAATTGGTGGCCAAACTTCCATCGCGTCAACATGATTCCTCCGAATGGTATACCCGCACAGTCTGTGCGGATAGACCAAAATCGGTCGAATTCATTTCATGCGAAGTATGTTCTTCGCAAGAACGTGATGGCCTTTGCTGGACTATCCGACTACTCTGGTGTGGGTTCTACCCCATACCAGCGTAGTATTTTGGCTGCTCTGTTCTCACAGTTCAGTCGGAATTCTAGTGTTAGTAAACTTGCTAACGCTAGGCAACCTAATATCAACCCTGATATTAGGTAATCACAGCAAAGAAAGACCTTGCACTATGTTAGTCGATCCAATCACTGTCGCAGCAGCCGCCCCGACACCCGC